CATGGTTTTAGCAATATTTAAAGAGCCAAGGTTGCAAGAGATGTCCTTGCCAATTTCCTTGTAGCTGAGGTCAGCGTTGTAGGTGGTAGGGGTGTTGACCTGCAAGATCTCAGAGCAAAGGTTAGACATGTTGATGCGACCCTGGATTGGGTTGGCCTTATTAACGGTGTCTTCGTAAACTATATATGGGTAGCCAGACTCAAATTGAATTTCTGCAATTCGCTCAAAAAATTCACGAGCCTTAATTTTAGTCTTTGTAATTCTTGGGTCATCAATCATTTCTTGGTACTTCTCAGTAACAGAAATATCTGACATGGGAATACCATAGACCTTCTCGACGTCGTAAGGGGAGAACAGGTACATGTCCTCGTTAGTACGAGCTAACTCTAAAGTAATGTCTGGAATAACTACGCCAAGACTTAGAGTTTTAATTCTAGTTTTTTCATCAGCATTTTCTTTTTTGGTGTCTAGGAATCTCAGGATGTCTGGGTGGTGAGCGTTTAGGTAAACAGCTCCTGCACCCTGACGAGCACCTAGCTGGTTGGCGTAGGAGAATGCATCTTCAAGCATCTTCATAACGGGGATAATTCCTGAGGACTGACCCTGAATCTTTTTAATTGGAGCACCAAATTCACGGACGTTAGTTAGGTTGAGCCCTACACCACCACCACGTTTTGAAAGTTGTAGTGAAGAGTTCACCGCACGACCAATAGACTCCATGTTGTCTTCTACACGAAGCAAGAAGCAGGAAACATATTCCCCACGCTGAGCTTTTCCAGCATTTAAAAATGTTGGAGTGGCTGGCTGGAAGCGACCTGAGATGATTTCATCGACAACATCTTTTGCCAATGCCTCGTCACCACGAGCAAGCATCAAAGCATTCATGACTATTCTGTCTTCAAATCGTTCTAGGTAGCGGTCTCCGTCGAAGGTTTTTAGAGCGTATGAGGTGTAGAACTTGTATGCACCAACAAATGTAGGAAACCTAAATTTATACGAATAGGTGTGCTTAAACAAGTCCTTAACAAATTCAAAACTATACTGATCTAAAATAGAAGAATCGTAGTATTCATTTTCAACCAAGTAGTGAAGCTTTTCTTCTAGACTGTGAAAGAAAACAGTGTTCTGGTTTACGTGGTCAAGGAAGTAGGCTTTTGCTGCCCTTTTGTCTTTATCGAACTGTATTTGTCCATTATCTCCATAGAGATTTAGCATTGCATTTAGTTCGTGATAACTGTAGTTATCCATATAGCAGACCTAGCCTTTCTTTTACTTTTCTAACGTCATCGTCTGTGCCGAATATTTCTACCCTGGCTATAACTGGTACCCCAGTTTTTTGTGAGATTAACTCTGCGGCTTTGCAGTAGTTATCCCCAAAATTTGTGTTGCCAAATCCTACTACTCCACGTAATAGGTTTCTGTTTTCTTCTATATTGAGAAAACTTTTTACCTGCTTAGGTATTGCGGATCTTTCAGAACCTCCGCCATAAGTTGGAACCATCAGAACGTATTCTGCTTTTGCATAAACTGGTGAAGCAGGATCCCAGCTTATTGGAATACGGATGGATGAATTATCCAGCTTTTCTACAAATCTTTTTGTGTTTCCAGAATGATTGGAGAAATAGATAATTTGTATAGACATCTATTCTAACTCCTTTTTAAAATTTTAGGATAATAAAAGGGAGGGATTTTTGCCCCTCCCCTCTATCATCTTGTATTAATTACTTAACTAGCTTGACCCTCTTGCTTGGGTTAGCCTTGTTCCAACGCTTTGCAAGCTTGTTGAATCTATCCTTAGAAACAGTAGATGCAGTTAGAGCTGCAAGCTGTGCTTGAAGAGCAACAACCTGTCCAGCAAGGTCTGCAACAGAGATGTTTGAAATAACCTCAGTTGCTGGCTTTGCAAGACCTGCTACAGCAGATGCAGTAATTGTGTTAGCAATTACAGTCGTGCCTGCGGTTGCAGGAGCAGTCAGAGTTGCCTCATAACGCTTGTCAGTTGCATCGTATGAAAACGCACCAATTGATCCACGAATTACTGTAGAAGAAATGCTAGCGTTAGTTACAGCATTACCAAACACGTCAGTAACTGTTGCAACAATCTCTACAGCTGCACTTAGATTTGCAACTGTTGGAGCAACTACCGCTAGGTTGTATGCAGGACCTGCATTACCCTTAACGTGATAGGTTGTTGTATTGTTGTTTGCCGTTACAGAAACAGTTCCGTTAGCAGTAGTAGTTGTGTAAACAAAAACATCTGCAGTTGTTCCAGTACCAGTTGGGATTGTTGCTGTAGACACTCCAGAGTCGACCTTTACAATGGTAGAACCAGAAGTAACAGCTGTGACAATCTTTGCATTGGTAGCAGTAACAACAACATTGCTTCCAGCAGTTACGTTAGACAGTGCAATGCGAAGTGCATCAGCAGAGCTTACGTCATTATCAGCAGGGACTGGTAGAGCGATTGCAGTTGCAACGGTAGTTCCTGCAGTAGCAGGAGCTGAACCAGCAACTGTAAGTGTAGCTGTTGATGCATTAGCAGGACCAGCAACTAGCATAGTTCCTACTAGAGCTACTGCAGAGGCAATAGCAATTAGTGGCTTCTTTAGTGAAGTCATTATTTTTTCTCCTTATTTTTATTTTTGATTTATAGTAAATCAAATCTTTGTAAATATTCCTGCACATCCTTGGGCATGGGTTTATATTGTATCACATTGTCTGGTAGGGTGTCAACCTGCTTTGGCCTATCTTTAAAGGTATGAACCTCTACCTCAAGGTTTTGGTCTCTTGGGGTGTGAGATATTGCACCAAAGATTGCTCCACAAACAGCATCAGCTAAGTCTTTTGAAAGTTTTCTTGGGTGATCAACCCTATTGTTTTTCATAATTTTTAGTTCTGTCAACTCTTCAAATAAAAGTTCAATTGCTGGCATGGCCAATCTTTCTTCGTAAATAAGCATGGCCATATCTTCATAATGCTTTTTGGAAACAGACACTGTTTCAGTTTTCATTCCAACAGACTTTAACTCATTCTGTATATCAAATGATTGCCAGCGGTCAAATGATACCATTCCGATATCAAAGCCCTGCCGTCTTAAATTCTGAATCCACTGCTTAACCTCAGAAAGATTTACTGGTCCTTCAACCTTTGGCTCCCAGTAAACAACAGCATCGACAATTACCATTGGGACTACTTGCTCATAGTCTTTCATGACCTGAACGGATACCCATTTTTCTACGTGAGCAATTGCTACAGCACACTTGTCATGCTTCTGTGCAAGGTCAGCGTGAACAAAATATTTTTTATTTGGGTCTGGCTTGAAAGCTTCATCAAATCTTTTAGCAGAGTCTATGGGGTTTCTAATAGTCATGCAGGCACGAACCTTATCTCTTTGCTTGAAGAATGCGTCAGAGGCAAAAGTTGGAACACATGCAAATCTTTGCATTGCATCACCCATGTCTGTGTAAAAAGCTAGCTTAAAGTCATCTATCTGTCTTGTTGGATTTACTACCCAGGTTGGACGTTTTAGAGCGAATACCCCTGGATATTTGTAGGAAGTAATAATGTCTTCGTCCCATTCAATCTCTAATGAGTTTCCATCAGCATCGTCTGGTAGGTCAGGGTTCATAATAAACTTGTGTGTTTTGTGAATGCTATCTTTCTCAGCAATTACAGAATCATATCTTTGAGATATAAAGTCTCCTGGGAAACGTGGGAAGGATAGCAGGGCTACCTTTCCAAGATCTGGGAAACGAGAATCTACAGAGGCACGAAAAGCTTTATAAATATTATCCGCTGTTTTACCCTGATCATTGCCAGTTCCAATCTCTTGAGCAAAACCAGAAATCTCATCTAGAACTGCTAGGATAAGGTTAAGTCCCTCATGAGACTCACGCTCCGAATGTCCAGAATAAACTGTGATTGATTTATCAAACTCAATCGATTCCGCCTTTGCATAAAACTTTCCAGCAAACCATGGAGATCTTTCTATCTTTGATTTAAAGCCCTTGAAGAAAACGTTCTTAGCCTGTTGGGCGTTAATAGCTACGTTAATAATATCAATCGCATCTCCAGCAGGCTTTCCAAAATATCTTGCTGGATCTTTAAGGCAAAGCAGCTTATAGACAATATAAGAACAGGCTACAGTAGACGTAAAGTCTTTTCCAGACCCCTTGCCAAGCTGCAGGATAACTTCATTTTTTGTATATTTTTTATAATACCTTGTGCCTTCTTCTGCACCCATTAAATCTATTAAATCTTCTAGCTTGTAAATTTGGCTCATGGCTTCAACAATGTCATATTGAACATCGGAAAGCGGTGGCTGACCAAGAAAGTCTTCACCCTCTACAAATGTTTTTGCATCTACAGGAGTTTCTTCAAAGTTATTATCTTTAAGAACCTCCAAGAACTCATCAAACATCGTTGACAACCGTTATAACCTCTCGCTCTTTTGAAACAGCAGAAAGCCGTCTCATAATTTCATCACGAATTTGTGGATACTCTGATGCAATGTCTTTTAAGATTCCAACTAGGATTTCTTGCTTACGCTCAATCTCTAGCATTTCTTCTGCAAGCTCTTTGTTTTCTAGTAGTCCAGCTTTTTGCAGCATGTCAATTCTTTTTGCCTCAATGTCTAAGACTAGCTTAATTGCAGACGTCTTTGCACTTAGGTTTGCTGATGTTGTGGCATCATCTATAACCTCATAGGCTTTGGTGATTAGCTTATTATAGTGCGTATCTGCTCCTACTAAAGCCTCTTTAGCCCTTGCCCTAATTGCAGCATTGTCTGAGGCCATCTGCCTCCACTCAGTGATATATGAAACAACCTTTTGTCTTGGCATAGCAAGTTCTTTTGATCTCTGTGTTGGGTCATTCCCCTTAAGGTATTCCTCAACAACCTTGT